TACTTTTAGACAGGCTGAAAATATGCCATTTAGGCGTGTTATGCAAATGCTTAAAACTGCCAAACGGATTGATGCTGAAAGAATGATTGAATTAGTTAACATTGTTGCCGCACCTCACACAAAGAAAGGACAAGGAGTCCAAAGTGCGATAAAATATTATAAAGGAGTAATAGAAGACAATGAGTAACACATTAGTCGGGGGTTCGATTGTTTGGAACCTAGACGTTGACGATAGTAAATTAAAAAGCGGTCTTGATGGTGCAAGATCCAATGTTGAAAGTGCCGCCAAATCAATGCAAAGCAGTGGAGATAATGCGAGTAGTGGAATTGAGAAGATTAAAGCCTCGTTTGAAAAAGCAGAGGGTGCATCAAAGGCCTTTGCTGCAACTATCGCTGTTGTTGGAACTGCAATCGGTGGTGCTATCGTATCAGCGGTTAAATTTACTGCTAATATGGAAACAATGACACAGGGTTTTGTCACTTTACTTGGTTCTACTGAAAAAGCTGATGCGGCAATCGCCATGATTAAAAAAGATGCCGCATCAACTCCGTTTGAGATTGCTGGATTAACTAATGCAAATCAACTACTAACTTCCGTAACAAAAGATGCTGGTCAATCAGAAAGATTACTTCTTAATGTAGGTAAAGCGTTAACTGCTATGGGTAAAGGTCAACCAGAATTAGATCGTATTGTTGTTAATTTACAACAAATAGGAGCAGTTGGTAAAGCTTCAATGATTGATATTAAACAATTTGCATTTGCTGGTATTCCTATTTTTGACATGCTTAAAAAAGAGTTATCTGAAACTAAAACTTCTATAACTGATAATTCAAAAGAAATAACAAAAAATTCAGACAAATTAGCTGATTTACAGGAAAAGTTAAAAGTCGCAAAATTACAACAATCTGAATTTACTGATAAAATAAAAGAAAATCAGATTCAAAATTATACCGAACAAATAGCAGCGTTAACTGGTAAGAATAATGGTCTTATTGCTTCTAATGGAAAACTAGCTTCTAGTCAGGACAGCCTAGATGATGCTATTTCTAACGGAAAAGTAACTTTTGAATTATTGGAAAATATGTTTAATAAAGCTGGTGAGGGTTCTGGTCAATTCTCAAAGGCGTTTGAAACTCAAGCTGGTACAATGAATCAAGTTTGGTCTAATTTTAAAGATAATATTGCTATTACAGGAAGTGAATTAGTTAAAGAATTGGGCATATTTGATGCTGCAAAAGAAGCCCTAACTAAATTAACAGAAGCCATTGGGCAAATGGCTACACCAGAGGGAATTGCTAAAATAACACAATTTTTAACTACATTGAAAACTTTTCTTCCGATAATTGCTGGAATTATAATTGGAGGATTAGTTCCAGCTTTTGCCGCTTGGGCTACGGCAATGATACCATTACTACCTTTTTTAGCCATTGGTGCTGCTATCGGTGCTGTAATTATGGGAGTTATAGCTATAGTTAAAAACTGGGATAAAATAATGTTAGCTCTAAAAACTACTCTTATAAATGTTGGCAATGCAATTGGTGGATTTTTTACATCAGTTAGCCAATGGTTTGGTAATCTATTCACTAAAATAGGAGATTTTTTTGTTAATGTTGGAAAATCCATAAGTGATTTCTTTAAGTCAATCCCAAAAGCAGTATCATCATTTCTAAAAACTGTCGGAGACATATTTTTGGATGGTCTTAAATTTTATTTAAGTATATATACGTATTGGATTCCCTATATTATTGGTTATATATTAGAAACATTGTGGCTTTTACCTGGAAAGATTTGGGATATATTAACTACAGTATGGAACAATTTTACTAAAGCCATAAATAATCTATGGGATTATTTAAAAGTCGAAATACCTAGATTAGTTGATAGTATTGGAAATTGGTTTAAAGAATTGCCAGGTAAAATATGGAATACTTTAACGACTATATGGAACGATATTAAAACATGGGGTGTTAATACATGGAATTATTTTAGTACCGAAATTCCAAAATGGATTAATAATATTATAAATTGGTTTAAGTCATTACCAGGAAAGATAAAAGATGCATTATCAACAATGAGTTCAAACGTAAAAAATACTTTTTCAGATGCTTGGACTAATTTAACTAATGAAATAAAACAATGGCCATCTAGAATTTGGGATTGGGGTAGAAATATTGCTAACTCTTTTGTAGAAGGATTTAAGAATGCCTTAAAAAGTATCGCTTCGGCCTTTACTGACGGGATTAACTCGGCCAAGAAAAACATGGAAGGTAATTCACCACCCAAAGAAGGTCCGCTCAAAAACATTGATAAATGGGGTGCCAATATTGGTCAGGCTTGGGTTGATGGTTTTGCTAACAGTATTGGAAGTATAGGTACAATGTTTGATTCTTCAATGGTTCAATTACAAAGTTTATTAAGTTCTGCATCATTTAGTGTTGATAGTGCAACATCTGGTGGTGGCAACACTCAGAACATTACTATCCAAAGTGTAAACGTTAAAGACCAAAGTGACATCGATGCTTTAATGAGAGCAATAGGATTTAAACTAACAACAGTATGAAATCAATAAAAATAACAGAACTAACAAAAACAAAATCGTTTACCATTACAGGTAATCAGATTGGCCAATTAGAGGGTTGGGAATATCCAACTGTTATCAGTGCTATTGATGACGTGCCTGGAAATAACGGTGCTTCATATGTCAATTCTAAATTTGGTCGTAGACGATTTTCATATCAAGGATTGATAAAAGGTCAAGATTGGGCTGACAGAATTACAATGGGGTTAGCATTAAGACAAACAGGGTTGTTAAAAAAACTCGAATTTACAACTTTAAACGATTTGTTATTACAAGCCTATGTTGAAGTTTTGAGTTTGGATTATAAGTACAGCAAACAAGACATGGCATTTTTAATTGAGTTAGTTGCACCAGATCCACGATATTATTCTCAAACCTTGAACGATACTGAATTTGATAATTCAGATACAAAGAATGTAACTAATGCTGGTAATGAAATAACATGTCCATCTTTTAAATTAACTGGTTCTGGAACATATTGGACATTAACCAATAATACAACCGGCGAGACGTTCAGCATCGAGAGGACTATTTCAGGAACAGATTATATCGAAATTGATGTTGAAACTCACGAAGTTTTATTAAATGGAGTAACGAGTGTTTTTGGTGATTTTAGTGGTGATTTTTTCTGTCTCGATCCTGGGGTAAATAGTATTACATCAAGTGTAACTGGTGGTGATGGTACTACCGCAATACACGTTTACCACCGAGATGCTTACATCACACTATAATGAATGTCGAATACCGAATATTGATTAAAGAAACTAGAGACATAAAAGGCGGAACTGCAATTCCTGCTACAATTCCGATGGGATTTGAGGTCGATAAGAGTGAGTTATTTTTGGGTGAGATTGTCAACTTTAAAAACTTATATTTCAACAAACGCCTTAATAATTACGGCAGTTGCAGATTTGACATTAAGGTTACCGATGCCAATGCCAATGCATTAATTAGTTTAAGAGAGTATTCGGTGTGGATTTATGAGAAAACATCAACAGGAGACGTTTTAGTGTGGTCTGGTGAGCAAGTTAGACGAACTGGTAATTTACAAGAAGATCACAATGATTGGGCAACTATATATTGTTATGACTGGCTTTATTTATTCAAAGACCGTTACACCGCTCAATCGGTTACTTATACAGGAGTCGATGCCGGATTAATTGCATGGGGGATGATTAATACATCGCAGGCAAAAACTAATGGTAATTTAGGAATAGCTTTAGGTACTATTGAAGAAACAATGGATAGAACCAGAGAATATACTAACCAGAATATAATGGAAGCCATCATCAATCTTTCAGACGTTCTTTATGGATTTGACTTTGAGATAACGAATAATAAGGTGTTTAACGTCTATTCAGTCAAAGGAAGTGATTTAAGTGAGTCTATAATTCTCGAATATGGACGTAATTTACAAAATTGCCAAATTGATGAGGATTTTTCAAATCCGTGTAATAGTGCCATCGTACTTGGTGAAGTCATAGATGGTACAGAATTATCGAGGGTTGAAAGAAATGATTTAGTTTCACAGGCTAGTTATAAATTACGAGAAATGGTTTTGAGTGCTGATAATGTTGTTGATGAAGACACATTAGAGGAAAAAGGTGATGCTTTAATGGCCAAATATTCTACTAAATTAATTAAGGTTGATTTTGAAGTTTGTCGAGGATTAATTTCGGTAACAGATTTTAGTTTAGGTGATCAGATTAGGCTTATCATAAAAAATGGTTGTTACAATATAGATGACGAATATAGAATCTTTGAGTGGACTGTCGACCATGAAAACGACAACACTGAAAAATTATCATTAGTTTTAGGAGAGTTAGGGATATGAGCCTTACTACAATAGAAAGAGATGATTTATTAAGACGTATTGCTCGAATGAATGAGCAAATAGATTTAATTAAACGAATGTTAAAAGGTGAGCAGGTTGGAACTGCTAGAATTGCTGACGCTGCGATTACTAATGCAAAAATTAATGATTTAACTTGGGATAAAGCACAGGGTGGAACTGCGACCTTGGGAGGTGTTGACAATGGTGATGGAATTTTTACCATAAAAGATGGTAGTGGAAATATTGTAATGATTAGTGATAAAGATGGCCAGAGGTGGTATGACGAAGATGGAAATATTTTAATAAATATTTCACTGGAGGAAGAGTAATGGCACAAATACCAGTTATGGAAGTTGCTTTACCAGGTTATAGCCTAGATACTTGCACTGACGACCAAAAAGTTTTTAGTAGTAAATTAAATACTTCAAAGGTTGCTCACCGAGAAGAAA